TAAATCCTGGCTTGAATTTTAATTTTTGTAGCATATACTAGCTTATATAACACTTATTTAAAATATGAAAGATAGATTATAATGGAAAAAACAGTAAATATCACCAACTTTATTGGTGTGTATGATAATTATATTACTAAAGAAGAATGTAATAAAGCAATTAAATTATATGAAGATCAAAATAAATTTAATAACACAGTTAATAGAATAGGTGGAGAAAATTCCTCTATACTTCAAAAACAAGATCAACAGTTTTTTGCAGCGGGAGGTAACTTAGAAGTATGGTGGGAATCATTAAAACCAATGATGGTAAATTTTGATTTAGCTTGGAATCATTATTTAAAAAATACGGGGGGTGATGAAGCTTATGGAGTTCCTTTTCATTTTACATGTTTAAAAATTCAAAAAACTTTACCTACAGAAGGTTATCATGTTTGGCATATAGAACATGGCAAAGGATTTAATAATGAACCACGTGCTTTTGTTTTCTCTATATATTTAAATGATGTTGAAGAAGGAGGGGAAACAGAATTTTTACATTTTTCTAAAAGAGTACAACCTAAACAAGGCAGGATAGTTATTTGGCCTGCAGCTTTTCCTTATCTACATAGAGGTAATCCACCTTTATCTGGCGAAAAATATATTTTAACGTCTTGGATGTTGTTACGAGGAATATGATGTAGGTCTAGCACCTAATCTAGCAATTTTATCTGCTTCTGATTCAGGGTTTCCTTCACTATCTACAGCGTTATCATTATCCCAATCAGATTGTAATTGAGCTAAGTGAGCTGAATCCCATCTAGTAATAAAATCTTGAAAATCACCTAAATTAGCGTCTTCCCAAGAAGAATGAGGAGTGCTATCTCTGTACTCTACAGTGTCACTTGGATTAGAGGTTCCATATTGAATAGCCCAAATATTACTCCATTTAGCTAATCCCCAAAAATCATTATCATCAATTTGGTATGGAGTTCCAGCGGCATCACCACTTTGTTTAATAATTTTTTTGTCTTCGAATACTACTGTCCATGTTGCGTTTGTTGCCATAATTTATCCTACGTCTTAATAATATAAATAACTGTTAAATAAGGTTGAACCACTGAAGTTGCACTACCTGTAAATGTTGCACTCATGTTATGCGAGTGACCTGTACCAGAACCTGTGTTAGCAGTGTTTAAATTAACTATACTTGCATTTGAACCATCAGTAACTATTCTAATTACTGTTATAGGCCCACCAAAAGTGGTAGCTGCAACCTGGTTAACAGAGTGTGAGTGTGAGGCAAGTTGTGCTTCGGTTAAAGTTGCATTCGCTGTAGATCCACCTACTGTACCTGAAGCGGCCACTGTATTTGCTCCACCAGTTGATGCCAAAGCTTTAGTTCCCGATTTACCCATTGCAACATTATCTTGTAAGTCAGGCAGATTAAAAGTAGATGCACCATCTCCAGCTCCGTAAGTTGTGCCTATGATTGCAAATAATGCAGAGTAAGTTGATCTTGAAACTGCTGCACCATTACATTCTAAGAAACCTGTTGGCACTGATGAAGAAGACCACGGCACGATAGTTGCTGTAGGAATTCCTTCGATACCTGTAAGATTTGCTCCGTCGAAATCGTATCTTGTTGCTTCGTAATTTGACATCTATTATTTCTCCTTATACGTCCAACCTGTTGTTGCATCTCCTGAGAAGACTAAACAAAAAGCTGCGCCCTGTGTATTAACTACTAGATCTGATGCTGCATTAGCTATATTAGACCCATTTCTACCAACAGTCAATGCGTTACTATCAAAATCATAACCTTGATCTACAAATGAGACTTCATCTCCAGTAGCCGGTGAGGCAGGTAGCGTGATTGTTACTCCTCCACCATTTGTATTTACTAAAAGTTGAGCACCAGCTTGAACTGTTTCTGCCGCTGAAACTGCTCTCCAGTTTCTTTGCTCAGATAATTTTACGACATTTGTACCATCAGAATATAATACATAGTTGTTTCCTTCACATAAAAGAACACCTGTACCTGATGATGTTTTAAAAGTTAAAGTGTTTCCAGCATGGTCGCATGCGTTTTGTACGTTATAAACTTTTTCAATTGAATCTGGAATAGATACTGTTCTGTTTGCTGCTAAAGTCCCTGTTAATTTAATAACATCATTTTTACCATTTGATAAAGCACCATTAGTAAAAGTTAAAGATCTGTTAGCATTAGTTAAGTTAAAAGTTGTAAAACCACCAATAGCTTGTTCTAGAATTAATAAGTTTGTATTTGTAATTTGACCCCAAGTTCCCGAGTTCTCACCGGTTGCTTGTACTGTAAGTTTTAGGTTAGCAGATGTAGAATTCGCCATTTTTTAATTCCTTATACGTTCATTTTATTAAAAATATGAGTTTCTGTCAAACTCATTATGCAGCCACCTCTTGCCATCCTGGAGGTGTTATAGGCGCTGAACCTGTATTAACTTCGTTCCAGATCAAAGCATTACCAGAACCTTGGTTCATAGTCAAGCTTAAACCTGTAAGAGAAACATCTATATGAATTACGATATTAAACGCTGAAGAAAGCCTTACCTCTGCTGGTATTCCTGTAAGAGGAACTTCTTGACCAGGAATCGCTGTAACAGTTCCTAATCCAGCTGTCATAGCTTGACCTGTAGGACTTGCACCTGCTCCAGCTTGACCTACAAGTGTTCCTAAGTTTGCAGTTATTAAATTTCCAGTTACAGAGGCATCTGGCGCTGGATCTACAGTACCAAGAGTTGCTTGTGCTACGTTTAAAGTATTAAGAGTTAAAGTAGCTGTACCTGTAGCTGCCAACGTTCCAGCAGCTGCTGTCATTGCAATACCTGTTACATCAACGTTTGCAAACTGACCTTCAACTCCCCATGCGTTAACATTCCAACCTTGTCTACCCCAACCTGTTTGGTTAAATGCATCTATGGTTCCAAGACCCATAGACATTGCAATACCTGTAGCCATCGCATCAGGTCCAGCATCTGCTGTTCCTTCTGCTGCAGTTAATGCAATACCTGTTGGAAATACTTTTGTTTGAATATCAATAGTTGGAGAACCAAGAGCAGTTGTAATAAGTTGATTGTTATTTGTGGATGGACCAGTAGATACATCAATTGATGCTACAACAGTCCCTAAGGTAGCTGTAACAGCATCACCAGGGGCTATAAGATTTCCTGCAATGCCCCAAGCAAAATCATTCCAGCCAGCTCTACCCCAACCAAGATTAATTTCACCAACAGTTGTTTCGTCACCTAAAGATGCACTAAGGGCGATACCCGTAACTGTAAAAGTTGGGTCTGCTAAATCATTCCATTGGTTTTGACCCCAAACACCGGCACCCCAAGTTCCTGATCCACTCATAGGAGTTTACCTCCTACGATTAACCAGAGATCCTTAGAATCGCTGCTGTTGATGTATTAGCTGGAAACTGAATTGTGAAAACTCCAGATGTAGCTGTTTTATCTGCTCCAAAATCTAAAACTGCCACCGCTGCGTTAGTCGCCGATGATGACGTGTTATAGATTAAAGCACCTCTAGCAGTAATAGTAACGTTCGTAAACGATCTGTCTGCGAAGTCACATCTTGCTACACCAGCTGTAATTGAAGTTGCGTTATTAACTAATTTTCCGCCACCTGCTGTGTATTGTCCAGAGTTTGGAACTTCATTAGTAGGTGCGCTAGTTAACAAAGAAGTTGTAGCTGAGTTTAGAGTTGCTGAAGAAGTATAAAGAGCTATTTTAAAAATATCACCAGAAGGTGCTGCTGTGAAATCCATATCACCATCTAATAATTGTTTTTTAAAAGAGTTTGCAATTGCTTGTGTTATAGCCATGTTTATTTTCTCCTATTTACCTATACGAGGAACACCACTTTGATATTCATCTCGTCTTCTTCTTCCCATTTGTTCTATTGAGAAGCCTTCTATTGCTTGTTTATACCTTCCTTCGTATAATTGCAAGAGATCATTTGGCCCCTTTAGAAAACTAAAAGCCTCAACTAGGCATGCATACAAAAGTCCGTTGGGAAATTGCAGACTTAAATATGTAGTGGAAACTGTACTCGATAATCCAGTAGGTTTCAAGATATAATTTAATTGAATTGTGTAGGTAGCATCTGGAGTAGGAGCCACAACCACCGTGTCTTCATCCCAGTTACTATAATATTTAGGCACCCCTTGAGAGTTTAAATTATTAAACTCAGACATAAAACTTGTATCTCTATATTGTAAAAATTCTCTATTATCAGGGTTAGCTGTTCCGTCAGAATCTACGATCTGAGCTGATCTAATAACTAACAAATCTTGTGGTGTATCTATAAATCTTGTCCCTGCAACTAATTGAGCTGTTACATATCTTCTATTATTATCAGAATCTACATCTCGTAAAATTCTAAACTCTGCATTTTCGATAAATCCGTTTACAATAGTGTCAGTTAAAACTGTGCTTGTAACCTCTGTATAATCTCTAATTTTTTGTACTAACTCTGTATACGTCATGTTATACTTACCGTAACCTTCCCTATATTTATTTGTGCTTCTCTTCTTCCATTTATAACAGATGGACTTTCAGGTACCATACTATTATTACTTAAATCTTGAAATGCAAAATCTCCAGGTAATGTTAAATTAGCCACCATGTTTCCTCCACCTATTTGATCAGATGGAAAACGTTGAGGTCTTGCTTGCTCTAAACCTTGTGGGTCAGCCACAAAAGGTTTTGGTTCTAATTGTGGTTGCTTTGGTTCATACTCTGATAAATGTACAAATGCACCATTCCATTCAGTAACCATTTCTCTCCATGGAAATGCTTGACCACTTCTATCTGATATTGCTAATGCGTATTTACCTTTTGCAAACTTTGCCATTATCTTTTACCTCCGGGTCCTAAAGGCTTTCCAACCATACCACCCATAGCATATTCTCCAGGTTGATATCCTTTTTCTTTTAATCTTTTTTCTAGTTTAGAAAAATCTCCTGTGTCTAAAAAATCTACGTATAGATCCATTAACTCCTCGTCATTTGTGCTTTCAATAAAATCTTTAAAACTTCCATATTCCATAATTATATCTCCGGGTAGTAGGTTTTAGGTGAAATATAAACGCTCGCTGCTGATCCATCTTCTTGCAGTGCTCTTTGTAATTCATCCTCATAAATTAATTTCATTTCTTGTGTTCTTTGTGGTGCTTTCTTCATAGCCATGTAATAAGCTAAACCTGCACACATACATGGTACGAATCTATTAACGACGTCAGCTTCATTAGTATATTTACCTGCATCTTGAATTCTTTTTACATAATAGAAATAAATAAATTTACCAGCCTGTGTATCTCCAGGTGTTAGATATAAAGTTATTGTAACTTTATCTATAAATCTTTGTACAAAATATTGTGATGGTTGTCCTGTTGAACTTTTATTTGAAAAAGCTTGATATTGTGATCTGTTAATTTTTGAAAGTGGTGTGTCTACATCACTTTCGTTTCTGAAACTAGCTTCAAGAATATCTGAAACCATATCAACAAAATTTACAACAGCATCCCCAGATGCATGACTTGCAGCTGTGGTTCCGTCAGCTCCACGATCAGAGGCAGAGCATAAAATATTATTACCTGAAATAGATGTATATGTAATTACTTCAGAGTTAATTCTTATTTTACCTGTAGGATTCATATTTTTAGTAGATGCTACTGGAATTGTAGTGGCTGAATCTGTAATTCCTGATGTTAAAGTTGTAGTTATTCCGTTTGCATTTCCATCAGATGGTGATCTAAAAATTGTATATTCGTTTTGGCCAGATACAAGTGTAATTGCTGTTCTTGCCACCTCCCAAAAATGTAGACCTCTGTTGTCCCATTCTTGAAACATTATATTTAAAGAACGTCTAGCTGATTTTAAATCATTACCAGAGTAATCAAAGAATCCTAATCTTTCAAAAGACTCAGTTATAATATCATCGATCGAGAGAAATTTCTCGAATGTACTTGTGCCTGAAAAAGCCACGTAAACCTCCTACGAGTTATTTCCGCCACTATGAAACACAGTGATAGCTGTAATCTGTTCTGTAGTAAAAGCAGTATTAACATTAGTCTTAAATAAAATTGGTACAGGAAAATTAATTGTCATGTCATGAACATGAGCAGCCTTATTTAATTTTACTTTAGACGTTGAGCCATCTTTAATATCTAACACTCCAGCAGTTGCAGGACCAGATACATGCACTCCGTACACTCTAGTTCTACCAGTCTGAATAGTTTTAGTTTCTGTAGTTACGTTAGTCGCCACTCCATCTTGTGATGATCCGAATGTTGCCATATTTTTCTCCTTAAAATTTTATGTGGGCCCGAAGGCCCACAAAATTATTTATTAGATATTACCAATAAGCTCAGAAGCATTTCTGTTCTGAGTACAACTAATGTAATCTAACTTTGTTACTCTCTGTCCAGATGCAGAAGCTGATACTGAAGCTGCAAACATTTGCATGTCATCAGTATTAATGTTTGATGTAACAGTAGCTGCTAAAACTCTGTTAACAAAAAACTCAACTTTTCCAGCTTTGTCAACTCTAAATCCTACTGTGTCATAAGCACTATCAGTGATAGTGTATGCAGTGTATTGAACTTGATTTGTTCCAGAAGAGTTTTTAGTTACAAATCTGTAAAACTGTTCACCATTGTTAGACTCAATAGAGATTCTGTTTGCAGATCTCCATCCAGAAGTTCCTGTGAAAGTTTCAACTAATCCAGTTCCGTAGTCAGTAGCGTTAGCATCATTATTTTGTATTCTTGCTTCATACCAAATAACTGTTCCAGGGTTAGTAACTGCTCCTGTGCTATCTGTAGTTTCTGCTACAGCTTGAAAAGTGTTAGCTGTTTTAACTAAAGCTAAACCGTTGTTATCTGTAGTATTAGCTGAAGTTAAAGTTACTGCTCCGCCTACTTCATTAGAGATTCCAGCTGATGCCCCACCGTCTGCAATAGACGTTGACCATTCTGCTGAGGGTAATGTGTTATAAATAAAATCGTCTTTATAACATATAAAGTTAGGATTATTATCTACTGGTAAATCCTTAAACCATTTAGTATTATTAGATAACCCTGCAAACATTACCGGGTTTCTAAAATGTGTTCCTGCCATAATTGTATCCTCCTAGTTTTCCGAACATAGTCTCTAGGCCGTCCACTATACGGGTCTATGTTCTAATTAATTGTATAGTAAGTTT